TACTAATAGGTCGAGGGCTTAATCTAGTTAATAACGGAGAAAACAAATCGGAATTGTATGAAGTTTTGAAGGTACATTAAAATAAGACGTAATTCCTATTGCGTCCTTTTTCTATATTTGATATAATATTTAAATATAGGGGATTGGTCAAATGGTATGACAGAAGTCTCCAAAACTTTTAGCGGGAGTTCGATTCTCTCATCCCCTGCTATAACAATCACATACGAACCCAATATAATGTGGTTCAGCCATGTGTTTGTGGTGGATATGAAAATACCGGAGAAGCAATAAGCTCTCCGGTATTTTTCTGTGCTGTTGTGTAGCTCTTTATGCCGCCAGCAAGCTGGCGGGATTTATTTTGATTTTTGGATTCGGAAGCAGACGGGCGCCGCAATCCAGGTACCGGTAGCAGAGTAGTAGCTGCAAAGCCCGTAGTAGTAGACAAACGCGAAATAAGTAGAATTGCCAGCAATCGCGGAAAGCAACCACCAGCCATTAGGCTTACCATCTTCAACCGTGCATCTGATTCTATTTCTCCAGTCCTTATAAAAATCAAGCTGCTCATACACGCCTCTATCTCCAAGCCAATCATTGTCGTCAAATTCTTCCTCGCTGAATACCTCAGAAGCAGACGGCGCAAAGATCATCGCATAAACTTCTACAAGTTTTCCGTCACCATCTTTTTTGTATTTGCGCTTTGTAGGAATGATAGCATTTTTCAGAGAAGCAGGTAAGAGGGACTTGTAAAAAGTATCGTACCATTTCTGCATATCCGTATGCGCCATAGTTTTAAGCAGCTCTTTCATTTCCAGACGGTATCCGGTTTCGTCAATATCAGTAACCTCAAATACAACTTTTTGTCCGTCTGTCAACTCACACGGTACCACATCGCCAATGTTGAGCGTGAGAACCCCATCCTTAATGTCCTGCATAATGTCGTCTATGGAACCATTGATATATCTTTTTGTACTCGACACATCAACTCTGTTTTTCGGAACTTCACGGGTACAACTACAGCCGGAGTCCTGTGTTGTCTGGGTGGCAGTGACCGCTTCCATAAATGCGTTTCTGGAGTCCTGAAATGCCTGAGAAGATTCTCCATCGTAAGAAAATATGTTGCCATTAACCATCATACCAATTTTCATTATTACCAATCCTCCTATTCTGCCTTAATCTCGATTACAAGATTCTTGCCATCAGCCCATCCAATAGTACCAAGAGTTTGCTTAGGTACATAGAGCGTACCAATCTTTGGAGCGTCAAGCTCATTTTCCAAAACCTCTGTAAATCTGATAGTGTTTTTAGTCGCTTTTTCCATTTTGAAATTAACCTGCATAATATGCCTCCTTAAAATTTTGTGATATATGATAAAGCGCCCGTTCCGGTTCAGTTACCGAAGAAGCAATTTTATCCTGATAGTTACTGCATGATCCGTCAGTAAACATTACAGATCCGCGTGTGCATTGTCCGTCTCTATTGCTGTCGCAATTTTCCTGATTGCAATATACATTCATGGCTATGCCTCCTTGTCCCAGTTGACAATAATTAAGTCGCCGTCGTTTGCAAAAATGTCATACAGAATACCTCTAACAGTATCCCAGTTTCCGCCAGCGATTCCACAGCCGATACGGCCTGGTACTGCAACTGTGTAGCCTTGCTCTTTCGCCCAGTCCCGGACTTCAATCATGCACTTACGGAAAGTCGGGTAGTCTGTACTCATATCGCGCTGACTGAAAACATTTGCAATAACTCTATTCTTCTTACAGCGGAGATATTGTACTTTGCCAAGTAAGTTGTCGCCATGAGCAGCACAAAGCCTCTGATACTTACTGTACTGAGAATCCGTTAATACACGACGCCGGATAGCAGCGGCAATACCACCGCCCATAACGCCATAGTAATTTACCTGGTGGCATATCACATCTGCGTCACAGCTCAGCAGATCTCCTGTAATCTCTCTAACCATTATTCACACACCTCCTTATCAATTTGTGCCATGAACTCTGCCGGAGTAAATTGCGGTATTTGTGCCAGCAGCTCCGGCGTGTCAAATTTATTACCTACCACCTCAAAAGTACAGTCAGGCGCCCAGTCATTAAAACTCGTATAGACTTTACCCTGAGCAAATACAAAAGCCGCAGCATCAGAGCTATATTCTATGAGGTGTAAGTCTCGCATACCTCCGTGACATACAGCAACAATGTCATTTTCATAAATACCCTTACGGTTCACATCATATTTGCCGGTATGCTGACAAAGGGTTTCCGGTCGAATATCAGCCTTATAATGGGCGTTTGGTAAGCCCCAGTCGCCGGGGCGGTCAATAATGATATAAAAGTGACGCGGATCCTTGCCCTCAGCCGCCGCGCACGCATAATCTTCTGAAAAGCAATAAGTTGTATCGTCCATACGAACATAAGCGCCCTCGTACCAGGTGTGCCAGTCTTTTTTATCCGTTCCCTGACCTCTAAACAGTAGTGTTCTCATCGTCAAAATCGCCCTCCTTGAATATGATAAAATCTTTTGCCAGTGCATACCCATATTCTCTGTTTGCGCCTCTGCCATTCTGCCAGCCTTTAAGCTGGTACATAACATCGCACATATCCATGAGAAATAGGCTCATCTGCATATACTCCTCATAAGATGTAGACGGTGGGAGCTGGGCGTTAATCTTTGCAGGGTTTATAACTGTGTAGCCCTTTTTCGTCAACAGCTTTTCAGCCTCCGCAAAGCGCTCCATGTAATTGACTGTTCCGGTAATGGCCCCACTGATATAAATACGGGCACCGCTGGTGGGTACCGCCTCTGGCTTGCATAGTGAATACCAACTGCATCCATGGCATGAGGCACACTGCTTACCTCTGCCGTTTATGTCATTGTATGTTACAAAATCGGTATCGCTGTCAACGGAATAGTGTATAACCATATTACAGGGCGTTCTTTCTGTTAAATCATGTATCATAATTGCATTGCCACCTCCAGTCCGAATGTCGTCTTGTACTCATCCGCGGTAAATACTCCGAATAAATCCGCATCGCTTTCCTCGTCCAGCTTTGCAATTTTCGCGGCGGTAAAAGGACCGCTTACGCAAGTAGGCTCTTTCAAAAAGACTCTATAATACTGCCGTTCGGAATGATAACACTTAAAGAGCCAGTCGGTTTCGTCCTCAGTACAAACGCCATAATAATTATCAGTTCTTGTAAAGTTGTACTCGATACTATAAAATTGTTTCATTGCAGCTTTGTATACTTCCCACTGTGCCTGACACCAGGTAGCGCCTTTTCGCATCTCTGCATATTCTCCTGAGGGCTGGTAATTAAGCCCAGAGAGTTTTGTAAGGTACATATCCCATGCAGCAATACACTCCTGCAGACCGGTACCAAACTCTGTTTTAAGAAACTTCTCTTTGTTCAAAATCATCTTGTACGCCATAATAATCCTCCTCTATGTCGCCGCATTCAATAAGCCGGTCTACTTCCTCCCGTGCTTCCACGGGAGAGTAGCCAATAAGTAATAGTTGCCGATAGTATTTTTCTGCCACGCATACCACCTACCCAATTCTATGAACATTCCGGTCGCCGCGCTTAGCATAAAGGCAGTAGCCCAGCTCGCTACAGTCCGGACAAGTTGCATTGTAACAATAGCTGATAACGCCGTTTGGTGTGACAAGGTCCTCAGCAGAATTGATAGTGTACTCCCGGTCGCTTATGACAAAAGTAATCACTGTGTCAGTTCCCATAATTCTATTAACAACAATGTGAGTGAGTTTTGCGCCCTGTTCTCCAAAGCGCAAAGCCTTTTCAATAATTTCTTTTGGAGTATGTGACAGTCTTACACCGCCCAGATTATACATACGGGAAAGAATCCGCTCCTGATCTTCCTGCTTCTGCGGTAGAGGGGTAACAATACCTCTCAATGCCGCCAGCGTAAGTGCATCCAGCTTAGCTTCTCTTGAACTCATGTAATTTTCCTCCTTTAATTGAGATACACATATATGCCATCTGGTGATGGGGCAGTGCTGCCAACCTCTGCGCTCGGATATTCAGACCTAAGCTCGGCCATATTTGTGAATGTTCCTAAATGTTCCTGTGTGTCACTGTCTCTCGCGGTAATGACCCCATGACAGGAACTTACGAAAGTGTCAATATCTTTTTCGTCAATTATAAAATCCATAGATTTGTACCTCCTTGCTTTATCTCGAATTGCTAACAGTCAAATTTATTTAACTGTATGAATGCATTATAGCCAAATAAATTTGACTTGTCAATAGACAAAGTAAAATATTTTTGACTGCGCAAGTGTTACATTTTTCTCTACGCGCGTATATGAGCGCTTGCACAGGCGTTTTAGGCGTTTTTATTTTGCCTATTTTCTCTATTTCATAGGGTATATTAGAAATAAATGTAACAATGTAACAAAATGCTCTAAACCCTTATAAATACTGGCGTTGTGCCTGTTACAATTTGTGTTACATAAATGTAACAATGTAACAGAAAAATGTTACAATTCAAAAAATGTAACAGCGATTGTAACGCGAATGTAACAAAGTTTGTAACATGAAAAAAAAGCCCCAGAGAGCTATTAACTCTCCAGGGCTTTCCTAATTATGATAGAGGCTTTTTATCTTATTATTTCATAAGCTGATTTACCTTAGCCTGAACAGCAGAGTAGCTGTATCCGGCAGCAGTAAGTCTGTTCTTACGGTCTGCACCATTTCCCCACTTGCCACGGATAACTTCTCGCGCAACTTCCTCAACGGATTTCTTCTGAGGTGTGGCAGGCGTACCATTTACAAGCTGATTTACCTTAGCCTGAACAGCAGAGTAGCTGTATCCAGCCGCCTCCAGTCTATTCTTACGATCTGCACCATTTCCCCACTTACCGGCAAGGACTTCCTGAGCTAACTCATTTACAGACTTTCCGGCGGATGCAGCAGGCTTTTCAGGTTGTGTAGCATTACCTGAACCGCCGTTATCATACTGAGTAAGGTTGTAGCTCTTGATTGCATTTATAAGAGTAGATACATAAGTAGAGCTTGTGGCATATCCGTCAGCCTTGATGTTTTTAACATAAGTCTCTGGATCCGTAACGCCTTTGAGGTTTGCATATCTGGAATAATTGATGAACTCGAAATATCCCTTTACACCATCCTCCAAGCTGTCAAACACGCGGAAGTTGTCGCGGATGTTGGTATGTACACCTGGAGTATATTCCTCAGATGTGGCCATGTTGACAGATTTACCGGTCCATGCGCTACCGCACTTTAAGCCAAAGTAGTTGTTGTACTTTGCAGCAAGCTGAGATTCGCCCCAGCTGGATTCAATGATTGCCTGAGCGATAATAGGGCTGGCAACCTTGATGTTGTAGCCATCCTTGTACTTGTTTACAGCGGCCGCAATCTTTTCAATAAAGTTTTTCTGTTCTGTAGTCATAATATTAGTCCTCCTTGTCTGACTTCTTATAAGTTTTGAACTGTGAAATAGCCTGCATTACTTTGTCATATCCAACCATGGCAGAGAGCCAGGATAAAAACATAAGAGCAATAAGGCAAACCGCCATTTTTGCATTTACAGCAGCTCCAGCCATGATGACATAAGCGGCGCCAACGGCGATTGATAGCACAACAGCCACATATCCGGCAAGTGTATTTGCATAGTAGCTTTTTTTATGCTCCTCTAACCAAGTCTTTATAGCCTCAGTAACCAGCCCCGTAAGGGTGGATACGATAAGTAACCCAAGTAAGAAAATTTCAAGATTCATTCTGTGTGTCCTCCATTTCTAAAGTTTTATCTTCCTTTTTGTCAGCACGCTCCCAGTCATGCTCCCTTTTACGGTCTTTATTCGTGCGGATCCAACCGCATATACCGCATTCGCCTATGGTGGCTGTGATAACAGCGCACGCATAGGTTTCAGGTATCGCGCCGTACACCCGGAATATGTCAAGCATCTGTGCATTGAACCAAACAAAAAAGGCACCGACCAGAATCAAAATAAGATTCAGCGTGCCTATTTTTCCAAGCGTTGCAGCGTATATAGTTTTCAGAGAGATAGGAGAGCGCCTGTGCCACTTTCTTCTGCGATTCATGCGAGCCTCCTAATATAATGCGTCAATTCCCTGTTCGGTCAGAAAATCTTTCTGATCGTGTTTAATTTTCCCAGCGTAGTCAAGCGCCGCGTGCATATCTCCATTGCAATGTGCGTCTGGTATTCTCTGCACGGCGCGCGCTGTAGCCTCGCCTAAAGCGATAGCAGCGTTTACGCCTTTGATGATAAGAACCTCATTCTGCTTTCTGGCCTTATCCTTTTCGTCCTGGGCGGCTTCATGCTTTGCAAGTCTGCGTTCAATAAGCCAGAAAGCAAAAGCTGTAATACCGGACGGGATACTCATAGCAACAATCAATGTCGTAGGATCCATCTTGTTCTCCTTCCTGTGTAGCTTATTATCTTTCATCCGGTAGAGCAGCAAGCTCAGCCTCTAATTCGTTAATCTCGGCACGCCATTTCTCGCGCTGGGATTTCACGGGAGCAAACTCCTCATCTGTCAAACAGCCCTCTGAATACTTCATACATTTGTAATCGTTATCAGCAAGCAATGACTTCCGGGCGTTGATTTCTCCCTGAATAAACTGTCTTTTTTCGTCCATTCTGAACCCTCCTTTTTGATTTATTCTTTTTATTTTTCCACGGCTTTGTATGGAATAGGTCAAAGAAAAGTGCGTCCATGCTCTTAACAGAATCATACGCATCTTTTTGTAAAATGTAGCCGCGCCATGACATATAGGACTGCTCTATCTGTGGGATAGTCATTTCCCCGTTGTCATAGAATCGCTTTAGCTTTTTGAGCTTTCGGCGCTCCCGGACTATGCTGTCATGGTCTGATTTACGGATGACCTTACCAGTATCCGTGAGAAAATACTTAGTTTTGAGAAAAGTAAAACCACGACTTAATTTGACAATCTGTGTTTTCTTTTCATTCGGGATAATTCCCATTTTGCGGTATTCCGTAAAGAGTGCGTCTCTTATCTGGGTAAGTGCCTCTTTACTTTCGTGAATGATATATGAATCATCCATGTATCTGTTATACGGATGTATGCGCCATTGGTCCTTTATGAGGTGGTCAATCTTATTTGGATATGCGACAGCAAATATCTGGCTATCCTCTGGACCTATATACAGCCCTTTGCCTCTTTCTTCTGGAGGCTTGTCTGCATCGGTTGTAGCGATACAGCTTTTTGCAAAGAATCGGATGCGCTCATCTGTAAAGCTCTTGTCTATAATCTCAAATAATGGCTCGTGTTGTATGTTGTCAAAATATTTCTTAAAATCAATTATGAGGATATAGCCCTCATTGCTACCATGTTTACGGAAATATTGGTGCAAGTGCGTTTCGCACCTATCGGCACTGAATTTAACGCCCTTGCCTTTGAGGCTTGCGCCATTGTCATAAATTAAGTTGCTTGACAGTATCGGCACCAGTGAATTGATGCAGGCGGATCTTCTTATAACGCGCTCAGAGTAGTGCAGGCTGTGAATAGATCTTGCCTTACCTCGTTCTATGATGCCAAAAGCATAATATCCGCTATGGATATTCTTACCTTCCATGAGATCATAGTGTGCCTTTACTGCGTTTTTGTAGAAGCGCATATTGTATCTCGCGACACTTGCTTTCCACATGACCCCTCTCCGGGAGTCGAAATTTGCTCGAATGAGAGAGTTGACATCCGCAATTCGTTCAAAGTTATCAAACTCAGCCAACTTCTCACGCCTTACCCATTCCCTCTGTGCCTTACGGCGTTCATAACGGGCTTGATGTCTTTCCTCACTGTTCATAAAGATAAATACCTCGCGAAGTGTTATTGTAGGGGCGCGTTGTGTTCTTCTTTGCGGTAATGGTCATGCAATCGGGTACTTAGCTGGATTCCATTCAGCGTATATTATCGCCATCCCCGACCATGCAAGCAGCGTCCGGCCAACCGCGTCAAGGCATATATTTACCCACTTTCACTGTAGGACGGTTATGTCCTCCTCCTAATATATAAGTGTAGGG